GGTCACGAGTTGAGCGTGGATGAGAAACTGGAAGAAGGTCAGTATGAGAAAGAGTTAGAGAATTTACTTTATTACTCTGAGCAAGATTGATGTACTGAGAAAGTTCTTTGAGAGCCATATGCTCACGGAGTGAGAATGGCAAGTTGCGTGTTGATTGAAGAGAGCGAAGCACAACAGTAAACGCTGACTTCTTTGTAATACGGCGAGATGCTTGAGCGTTTTGATTTACTTGCTCAAGTAAAGCAAGAACAGAGTCTCTCATTCGGGCTGCCTGTTGTGTAGGTGTAGCACGACGTCCCTTATCAGAGATAGCGTAACTTAGGCGACGGATTCTGCTCACTCTTGAGTACCTTCCTCAATCTCTGGTAATAAATCTGCATCAAGACTGTCGTATGTAAGAGAGGCTAGAAGCGACGCACGAACAAACGGGTCATCACCGTTTCTTACACCGCGAAGCCAAGAAGCACGAATTGCTGTTTCTGCCTCATAACCAAAACCTGAATACTCTGCCATAGCAAGGATAGCGTCTTCTGGATAAACGTAATCTTCTTTATCGTTTAGTTCTACAGTAAGTTCTTGGTCGTAAATATAATCTTCTAATTCTTCCATTGTTGGTTTGTTTGAAATCTTTACTGCGCCTTCTGGCAAAACAGCAAAACGACACTTACCTGTTGGCTCTACAGGGAAAGCAATAATCTGACACTCTCCAGGACCTTGATACAAAACACAGTTAGCACAAGTTACGCCAATTTCAGCATCTTTGTTTTCTGCTGCCGGTGTGTATCCTGCCCAAATGCCTGTCTCATCTTCATTAAATTTTCCGTACTTTGTAGCAATCTCGATAAGGGCTGCTGCTAATTCTTGCTCTTCTGGAACTAAACCAGATGCAGTAATTGCATTTGATTTTTTGGTAGAACGTGGGTGAGATGCTGGAAGTAAATCATTATCAGTTGTGTAGGCAGAGTTAGATGGCTTACCTGACTTGAGTAAACGAAGGAAAGCATTGACGCGACCCATAGCCCACTGGTTACGAGTCATTCCAGGACGGTGTGAAACAGAAAATGCACCAGCACCACGTCGATACACGGCCTTCAACATTCCAAGAGAAGCCTTGCGACCTGCTGATGCTTTTTCGTTGTGCTTTGAAACTTTTTCTTTTAGTGACTTTTCAACAGAAGCAGAAAACTTTACTTTGCGTGCTTCTTTAGTTCCTTTAGCAGAACCTTTTTTATTTTTCTTAGAGCCATAAACTTTGTCAGACTTAGGCGCTGGCGTTTGGGAGATTGTTCGTGTCAACTGCCTCACCTCCTTCTGGAGTTCTTCCTAAAGCAGCATCAAGTTTTGCTTGGTCTTCAGGTGAAAGTTGTACTGGAGATTGTCCAGAAGCAGTGGCACGGACTTGGTCCATTAACTCTGATGAAATTGTTTGAAGCATTGCCTCTGTAAGTTCTGGGCTAATAGCACCCTTCTCGTACAACATACGAATAGCAACTTCGTTTGGAGTAGGAGCATCTGCGTGTGAGAATCCATGTGCACGACGCCATGCTTCTTGAGAAATAACACCACGGTCATATCCAGAATCTGCATCTGCTGCTCTGTCATTGCGTGTTGAAACTGCTGATGGGTCGTACCAAACAACAATCTTGTCTACATCAGACTCTGCATAACCTTGAGCAATTAGATATGGACGCAAGTAAACGATTGTTAGTGCGTCTGCAATAAGAAGCATCAATGGCTCAATGTGAGCCTTGTAGAGTGCTTCATCAATTTGTAGAGCGTTCGAGTATTTCACATTAGCAAGACCAGTTACTACATCCTTTGGAACATCTAGACCTTGAAGGATTCGTTCAAGTACTCGGTCTGCACGTTGAGCCAATGCAGGGTCGAACGAACGCTCAAACTTGAATTGTTTGATGCGGTCACCAAGTTCGGCTGGACCGCGAATAATAAGTGGAACAACTGCTGATGCTGACTCTTCATCACGAATCGGAGTCGTCATCGCATCAATCAATTGGTCTTCAAATTCATCTTCTGCTTCTTCAGCAGTAAAGCCAGGATTTAGTTCGCTATCTGCCTCATCGTATGGATAGTCAGGGTCTCCTTGCGCAGCAACAGAAAGTCCATCAGGCAAATACAACGCACCAGCATTGAGACGAGAGCGTGCAGTTGCACGGAATGTTCTGTTGAGGAGAAGAAGTTCAGCGCAAAGGTCTAACAAACCACGAAGCGAAGAATCTGCTTCATCGGAATAACGAGGGTGTGAACGCCAAACACGTCCTACAAAAGCATTGTTGCCAAGTTTATTTGCTGCTTGTGTGTTTCCACCTGATTGTTCACGACGACCAATAATGTTGTACCCGCCACGAGCATCAGCCATGATTTCATCAACAGAGCGGATATCCCAAGACTCTGGAATGTTACTTCCACGCTTTGCTGGAATTTGAACTAGATAACATTCACCAGCAACTGAAAGATTTAGTGCAGCATCACGAAGTAGTCCTGCTTGTCCGCCATAAGCAGAGTCAAGACGAGCAAGTGCTCGTTCTGCGGCAGCAGCAAGTTTAGGGTCAATGGTTGAAGCGCTACGAACAGAAACAGGAGTCTCTGAAGGATTTTCTACAATCGCAGAGTAAATGCGAATACGAGAAACAACTGAAGCAACAAGATTGAAAGCATATTTAATTTCGCCAATTGCGTCGTAATACTCCCAAGCCTCTGCTTGCCATGCTGAAGAACCAGCAGAACGACGTAACTTAAACTGCTCAAATTCTCCTTTGTCATTTACTTTCATTTGAGCAGCCGCTGCTGTCAAAGTGCGAGGAGTAGAGTATGGAAGAGCAGTTGTTGTAGGGGAGTTTGTAGTGAAAATTGATGCAATACCTGTTACAGGTTTTTGTTTTTGTGGAATAACTAATTGACGAGAACGATTAGTTCTTGGTGACTTGGATTTACTACGAGAAGCGGATTTTTTCTTAGGTACAGGCGTAACTTCCTGACCTTCTGATTGACTATCGCGTTTGAATACGCTCACAGATAAAACTCCTCGTCCTTGTTACGGAGTATCAAGACTACTTGTCCTCATACGCAGTTAACAGACCAGCAATAGCCGAAAGTGATAAGACCACCGCGACTATATATGTGGCTTCAGGAATAATGATACGGGATATTACAAGTAATGAGGCGGACCAAACACTTACACACCACACACAAGTGAGCCAATATCCAAATTTATTACTCTCTGGAGGGAATTTCTTCCACAACCACTCTCTAGGGCCTGATAACAGTTCATCACGAGTCACAAGCCTTGAAAGCCTGTAGGTTGCGAGCCCGTAAATGACTAACTCAACTAAACTCATTCGGTAGGGTCCTGCTGAGAAGTCAAAATGTTCTTATATGGGTTCCAAGTTCTAAGTCTGGAGCCGCAACCGCAGTTATTGTCTTTTCCAAAGGCTAAAAACTTGCCTGTCTCTGTTTTTGCCCTATGAATTCGGTCTGCTTTTGTGTAGGACTCTATTTTTTCCCTAAAAACAAGTCTTGGACCTGTTGGAGAGTCGACAGCAATAAGTAAAAGTCCGTCAACAATGGTCACACGGCACGCATCTACCTTCCGTGAGCCTTTAGGGGCTCCACCACGAGGTAGAAGGGTATTTATATCTTCTAAAGAGCCAGCATCAGCAACTGTAACGATTGCTGGAAAGACATCTGCTTGAATTCTCATTTGATATCAGTATATTCCGAAGGTATGTAGAAGTCCTGCCAGCCCAAATGAGACTTAGCAAGCGGTAGAGGCACTAAAAGTGGTTTGTCTTTAGTTGCCTGACCTGGCTCAAGCATTGTGTCAAGGTCTAGAGAGTCTTCAGCAACAGGACAATACATCCACGAGTCGCTTTCTTGAAGAGTTTCTAAAGGAAAAGCAATTGGATGGTGCGAATACTCTGTTGTAAAAGTTTCTAGACGCCTTGCGTTAGGTCTAGAACTTACTTTTTTGGCATTGAACCAAACTGCAACAACCAACTGGTCTTCTGCGTAGACTCCAGAGTTGTTTTTATATGTTCTAGGCATTACTTAGTCTCCTCGCCATGGCTCTATAAGTCACTCCAGCGGCCTCGGCAATCGCTGCGGCAGGAACTCCTTTGTTGTATAGGTCTGTAGCAATAGTTGTAAGTTCTCTGTTTGCCTCTGCAAACGGACTATCAGCAGGAGTCTTTGCTCTGTAACGCTTTGAGAGGTCTGCTAGTTGCTTCAAGCGAGGTTTCAACTCTGGTGGAACATTAGGAGAGATAGACCTAGTAATTGGGGCAGAGGTGAGTGGTGCTGTAACTGTCAAAGATTTAGGTGGAATAGGTGGAACTGGTCTGCGCTGCGGAACAGAAGGCGCATTTTGAACCCAGAAATGAATTGTTGACTTAGGCTTTGTTGGTTTGAGCGAATTAGCAATTACTAACAAAGACCAACCTGCTTCCCAGAGGGCACGAATACGTTCTTTAAGAAGGTCGTCAGTAAGGTTTGATAAAAAACGGACTTCGTCATCTGGAAGTCGCGTCTTTTTCTTCATGGATTTATTGTACAGGATTTTTTAGAACCCGTACAAGAAAATTAGCCGAAGTTTTGGGTGAGTATAAAGAAAGGACTAGAAGTACTTGGGTCTAGACGAGAGGAGATAGTTAGGGCTTGTCTTACTGCTGTTTTAGCAGTTGTGATTGTTCGCTTTTTATTTTCAAGAGCGCTGTGCATAGCGCCTAAAGCATATGAAGAGCCAGAGCCAATAGCGTAGATGCCAGACTCATCATGCGCCCAAGAATAATCTTCGCCAACCTCATAGATGGTGGCATTGACAATAACTAAAATCTGGCTATCTTGTTCGCCATCTTTGGAATACGAGTTTTCCTCAAAACATCGCTTAAGGTCTGTAACAAAATGAGTTGTTATGAACTTGTCTAACTTAGGTCCATAAGAAGTTGGATTTATCGTAG